TTTTAAGGAAACGAGCAGTACAACCGGCTTTAAGAAAGCCGTAGCGCAGGAAATACTAACGGCCAATCCAAAGTATAAAAAGCCGTTCGACTTCACGCCAAAGGCAAAGCTCACGTTTGCGACCAATGGCCTGCCTCAGGTAGATGATACCTCTAACGGCGTATTTCGCCGCCTAGTAGTGCTCACCTTTAACAACAGCTTTATAGGCCGTGAGGACTGGCAGTTACAAGGCAAGCTATACAAAGAGCTTCCTGGTATCTTTAACTGGGCTCTAAATGGGTATAAGCGCCTGGTAGAGCAAAAGCGTTTCACTGAGGTACCTAGCAACGTGGTAGAGCTAGCAGAGTACCGCAGCTCCGTTAATAGCTTACAGTCCTATTACGACGATGCGCTTACTATGCGCCAAGGCGACCAGGTTACTTTCGCCCAGTTTTATACCGGTTACTGCCTATATTGCTCCGAAAGCAATAACAGACCCTTCGCACGCAACAAGATGCGGGGCCTCATTAAGCAGCTAGGACTGCCTTTAAAGGTGTATCGTACGACCGATAACGCACGTATGGTACAGGCATTAACCTCAATTAACTACTAATTAACTACTTTATTCGGGTGGTTAATTCCGCAACGTACACAATACCAAGCGGTTACACCTAAGGAATTAACTACTTAACTACTTTTATATATAAATATATATAGGGCTCCCTACCTACCAAGCCACCAGCGTAGCCCTGCAAATAAAAAGTTTTACGAAAAAGTAGTTAAGTAGTTAATTTTCCCGCGTCAATCCTACAAACTGAATTAACTACTTATGCAATATCTGAAGCACAAAAGCGCCCCAACCCGTAACGACTACAAGCGTGAAACGCTGTACTCGGATAACAAGTGGCGCAAGTTCCGCCTTAACGTAATACGCCGCCGAGGTGGTGAGTGTGCTGCGTGTGGTGATACACCAGAAGGTAAGGAGCTACACCTAGACCATATCGTACCACTAGCCCAAGGCGGTGAGCGATGGGATACCAGCAATATCCAAATCTTATGCAGGCGATGCCACGGAGCAAAGACAGCGGGTGAGGTATGGGGGGTGGGGTCCAACCTTGGAACCGATGCCGTGCAGTCCGCGTCAGCCTCGGAAAAACTTGACCTTGACGACCTCAAACTCCCCTTTTTATGAAAAACGAACTAGAAACGTGGCTAAAAATTAAAGCCGACTGCGAAGCCGCCATTGAAAAGCACGGCGCAATAATTGAAGCGTACACCGACCGCGGCCAAATGACCATCCGAGCCAATCCGGCCATTGCTTCCCTGGCGCAGGCAAAGCGAATGATCGAAAAGCTGCAAAAGGAAATCAGCAACCAAATGACGCTAGACCTATGACCTGGACTGAAGAAATAATTGAGAAGTATTGCGTGCTTACCGAGGACGCGAAAGCAGGCACCCCGGTACAGTTAATGGAATGGCAGCGCGACCTAATCCGCCGGAGCGAAGGGAAGCGTTTGGTTTGGCTAGAAATCCCGCGTAAGAATGGTAAGTCCGCTTTTATTGCTATGCTGGCCATAGCCCACCTACTCAAAGGCTGGAAGGATAACAGCAACCCGCAGGTAATAATAGCAGCAGCCACCAGGGAGCAAGCCGGTATATTGTTTGGCTACGTGCGGAACACTATCTTAATGAACCCGGTACTAAAGCAGGCCCTACTACCCTACCGGCGGGAAATCCATTTACAGGGAAAGCCGGGTTTCCTTAAGACCATTACCTCCGACGGCTTAAGTAACCACGGAGCTAACCCTTCCCTTATCCTTTGCGACGAGGTACACGCCTGGAATGAGCACAAAGGCCCAGAGCTTTGGGAAGCGCTGCGCACCTCAATGGCTGCCCGCCCGTCGCAAATGGTGGCCATTACCACGGCCGGCGGTGCCTTTACTTTCGCGCATAAGTGGCACGACTACGCTACCAAAGTATTAAGCGGCGATATTGAAGATGCTAGCTTTTTGCCAATCATTTACGGCGCGGACGATACCGAATACCCGCACAGCCCCGAGGTATGGGCCAATGCCAACCCCAGCCTAGGCGTTACGGTAACTTACGAGTATTTACAAGAATTGAGCAACACCGCAAAGCACGACGAGCCGACCCTACTCTCTCTCCGTAAGCTGCACCTAAACCAATGGGCAGGCAGCGCACAACCGTATATTGAGCTAGGAACTTGGAACCGATGCGCCGCAAAGGAACCTATCGGGCTAGCTAATTGGCGGTGCTACCTCGGCGTGGACTTGGCAGCCGTCAATGACTGGACGGCTTACGTGCTATTATTTTGGGATGGGGCAGACCGCTTCTACACAAAGCAGTATTACCAGATAACGGAGCACAGTATGAACAAGCGCAAAAACAAGTACCCCAACTTGGTGCGCAACTGGATGAAAAACGGGCACGTAGAGGTGCTGCCGGGTGAGGTAAACACCACGCCCGACCGAGTGCGTCGGATCCTGGAGATATGCGACGAGTGGCCGGTAGAGGCTGTATTTTTTGACCCCTGGAACGCAGCGGAAACCATAGACCAGGTACGCCAAAAGTTCGGGGCAAAGTTTTGTTTTGAGGTGCGGCAGGGCGTGCTTATGATTAACGAACCAATGAAGCTACTCTACCGGCTGGTGCAACAGCGCCGGATAGGCCACGACGGCAACCCGGTTACGGCTTGGCATATCAGTAATACCACGCTGCAAATTGACAAAAACGATAACTGGACGTTTAACAAAAAGAACGCCCCGGATAAGATAGACGGCACGGCGGCGCTTATTACAGCCCTTGCCGGCTACGTCCACAATGCCCAGGCAAACACGTCGGTATACCAAACGGAAGATATTATTTTTGTATAGTTTGTTTTGATAGGATATTATTCATAACATTTGCGCAATGGCCACCCTACTCCAACGAGTGACCCGGAGTATTTCCGGTATTATTTCGCCAAAGCCTTGGCTTTACCAGCTAATCGGCGGCACCAGCACCAACGCGGGCGAAAACGTCAACAGCAATAACGCCCCTACGGTATCCACGGTCTACGCTTGCGTTAGCCTTATTAGCGATACTATTGCTTCCTTACCCTTCCACCTTTACGCGGAAAACGAGGACGGAAAGACCCGCGTAAGCACGGAGTTAGACCGCTTGGTAAGCCGCAAGCCTTCGGAAGCTTACAATTCGTACTATTGGCGGCAGGCTATCATTAACAGCCTTTTGCTGCGTGGTAATGCTTATGTATTGCCGGTGCGCAGCCGTGGCCGTATTACAGCTTTGGAGCTTATTGATACCGACCTTGTTACCATTGATACCACCAGCGGCGCTCTTATTTACAGCCTGTACCTACCGGGTGGCGTAACTATGCGGCTGCAACCTTCGCAGATAATCCACCTCAAAGCGTGGACTATTGACGGCATTAACGGTCTTTCCCCTATTATTTACGCAAAGGAAACTATCGGTACCGCTATGGCGGCCAATAAGCACCTGGGCGGCTTCTACGGGAACGGTGCGATGCCAAAGGGAATCCTGCAACTTGACGGCAGTATTCGCGACGTAGACCGCTTGCGGGAGCTTGGCAACCAATTTGACCGCCGTTACTCCGGTGCGAACAGCGGTAAGACCGCCGTACTTACTGCCGGCGCGGAATACAAGCCGGTAAGTATTTCAATGCAGGAAGCGCAGTACATTGAAAGTATGCGTTTTTCCGTGGAAGAAATCTGCCGCATTTTTAAGGTGCCCCCGCATAAGGTAGGCCACCTTCAGGGCTCTAGCTTTAACAGCTCCATAGAAGCGCAGAACGCGCAGTTTGTTTCCGACTGTATCCGCCCGCTTTGCGAAGCAATAGAGATGGAGTTTACCAACAAGCTGGTAACTGGAAATCTGGAGTTTGAGCTAGACCTAAAGAGCCTTATGCGTGGCGATATGCTGGCCCAAGTTCAGCGCAACGTATCTTATTGGAACATTGGCGCAATTAGCGCAAACGAAATTAGAAAGAGCGAAGGCTTGCCGCCTATTGAGGATGGCGACGAGTATAACAAGCCTTTGCATATGTCACCCACTAATGATATTCAAAATGGCACAATCAACCGAGAAGGAGATACGGAGCCTGCCGCTTAACGGCGGAGCGCAGGAAGGCCTTATTTTTGGCTACGCAGCTAATTACGAGGCTTACGATATGGGCGCTTTTAACGAGCGCATAGAGCGCAGCGCCTTTAACAACTTGGACAGCTACGATATTCACGCGCTCCTTAACCACAGCTACGACTACGTGCTTGCACGTCGTAACAAAGGAAAGGGCACGCTGGAGCTGCGCGCAGACGAGCAAGGGCTTTACTTTGAGTTTAGCGCCCCGGAAACCAATACCGGAAAGGAAGCCCGTACCCTAATTGAGCGCGGCGACTTGGATCAAGCCAGCTGGGCCTTCACCGTAAAAAGCGAACGCTGGGAAAACGTGAAGGGCGAAAAGCCCACGCGCGTAATTACCGAGGTCGCCGAAATCTACGACATTAGCCTCACGCCGCGCGGGGCAAACCCCTCTACCGCTGTGGCGATGCGAAGCCTGGAGAGCGCCCTGGCGGCCGAGGCGGTAGAACCCGAACAAACCGAAATTTTAACCCCCAATAATATGGACCCAATTCAAGAATCTGCGGAGAACCCCGCAGCTGGAGTGGACGCTTCGGCCTTGGCCGGAGGTTTGAGCTCCTCACAAAAGCGCGATATGGCACGCTTTAACATTGTTAAGGCTATTCGCGAAGCCCGCACCGGTAAGCTTACCGGAGTGGAAGCCGAGATGAACCAGGAAGGTCTGGCCGAGCGTCGCCGCTTGGGCTTGGATACCCGCGACGCACAGATGGGCGCTATCCACTTGCCCGACTTCTTAAACAAAGAGATGCGTACCAACACCGTAACCGGAGGCACCGGCGGTAACTTGGGTGGCGACTTGGTTTACACCGACCCAGGACGTTACGTTGACTTCCTTTACCCGAACACTCCAATGCTGGGCCTTTGCTCGGTAGCCGAGAACTTGGTAGGTAACGTACAGTTTCCCGTACAAGACACCGACTACACGCTGAACTGGAACACGGAAACCGGTGCAGCTTCCGCACAGGACTTGACTTTCTCAACTATTACGATGAGCCCAAAGCGCGCCGTAATTGCTGCCGCTGTATCTAACCAGTTGCTGGCGCAGGAGTACAGCCAAGGTATTCAGGCTCGTATGGTTAACCAGTTGAACCAATCCTTCAACAAAGGTTTGGAAGCTGCCGTTTTGGTAGGAACTGGAAGCTCTAACCAGCCCACCGGTATCTACACCGCTTTGAACGGTACTGCCCAGGACTTGGCTTTGGGAGCTATCTCTTACGACGACTTGGTAGATATGGAGGCTTTGTTGGCCGCAAACAACGCTTTGAACGGCCGCCTCGGATACGTTACGCACCCTAACGTGGTAGCTAAATTGAAAAAGACCAAGGTAGACGCTGGCTCCGGCCGCTTCCTGGTGGAAGGTATGTTGGATCCCGTGCAAACTGCAAACGGTTACAATATCTACTCTACCACGTTGAGCAAGCGCACCGCTGGCTCACCCGATACATACGGTATTTTGTTCGGTAACTTTGAGGACGTACAAATTGGTTTCTGGGGTGGCGCTACTTTGTTGGTAGACCCTTACACCGAAATGTTGAGCTCAACCGTTCGTATCTACGTGGAGCGCTTTATGGATATTGCTATCCTGCGTCAAAAGTCCTTCGTAATCGCTGACGACGTAACTATTTAATGACAACCGCCAACTACACCCCCGCAGCTATTAACCTCACAGAGGTAAAAGCTTTTTGCCGAGTAGATACCTCGGCGGACGATAGCCTTTTAACTTTCCTTTACAACGCAGCGTGTGAGGAAGCTTTGAGCTACGCGCAGGTGGTCGTAGGTACGGCAACGGTAACCGTGGTAACCAACTGGGCAGACTTTTACAGTCTGCCCTTTTGGCCCATTGGTGCTATTACGCACGTTAAGGTGGACGACGTGGCGGACACGGAGTACACGCTACTTAACGGCGTACTAACCCCGTCCATTGAGGGAGATAAGCTGGAGGTAGTTTACGCAGCCGGTTACGGAGCGAACACCCCAAAAGATATTATACACGCTATCTACCAGCGCGTGAAATACGGATACGACTACGGCGACGACTTGCCGCAGGCTACCCCGCGCTTTTTTGACCGCGTGCTTTTCCGTTACAAAAACACGCTTTGACACTAGACCGACGTATAACCCTATACAGCCCCACCGTTACCACAAACAACAGCGGGCAGGTGCTGCGTTCCTTCGCGAGCGCTGGCACTTGCTACGCACAGCTGGTAATTAACGAGCAAGCAGGCACGGAGGCTTTTGTAAGCGACCAAATGCAAAGCTCCGCCGTAGTGCTGTGGCGCGTGCGTTATCGCACCGACGTCCTGGGCTCCTGGGAGCTAGACCATAACGGACAGCGCTACGAGGTTATTAGCGCCCTTCCCGAAGGCCGCCGCCGGTATACTATTATTAAAAGCCGTTTGAAGGACAATGCCTAAAAACGGTATACAAGGTCTAGACGCGCTTCGGGCGAAGCTAAAAAACGCACCCGAAAAAATCCGGCTCCAGGAACTATACAAGGAACTGCGGGCGGAGGCTACTCCTTTGCGCAATGCAGCCCGTCAGGAAGCTTACGCAGGAGTTAAAAAGCCAGGAAGCCGGAACCTTTGGAAAAGCATTAAGATAACCCGCGCACGGGTAAAGGTTTGGAAAGACCAAATAGGCGTTTGGATAGGTCCCACCCGAGTTACTGCATTAAAGGAAAACCGGCAAGCCTATCCTTTTATGCAGCTTTTCGGATCCAAGTTTTACGAGGCCAAGGACTATATCGGTAAGGCTTGGGAAAGGGAAGGAGCACAAAGCCGAGCGAAAATTGACCGCGCAGGACGTTCACACTTCCAACGCAAATTAAGACAAGCGCTGCAATGAATTACCTAAAAATAATCCGCGACGCTTTGCTAGCTGCCCAGGCACTACCTGTATACGCTATGGCAGCCCCACAAGGAACCACAGCGAACCATATTGTAATACAACTGGACAGCGTAGACGTAACCGAAACCAAAGACGGTTACAAGATGCAGGACGCAAACGCCCAGGTTTACATTTACCATACCGACGCAGATACGGCACAAACGATACTGCAAAGCGTGCGCGACTACCTTGCCGCAAACGGCAATGCTACGTACCTTTCGGCGTGGCTTACGAACTTACAAACGTTATTTAACCAGGACGAAGAAACCGTAATCCTGGCCGCCGACTTTACTTTTACAATTAAAACTACCTAACTATGGCAACAAATTCCGGTACCGAATTTCGCGTACTATTGAGCACCGACGGCACGACTTACAAAGGTCTGGCCAATGAAACAGAATGCAGCTTTGAAATTACCGCTGACACCCGCGAAACCACTAGCAAGGATAACGCAGTATGGCGCACCTTTACGCAGAATGCTAAAAGCTGGACTGCCACCGGTACCGCTATCTTTGGCGACGACGACGCTAGCAAGTGGAACCCGGACGAACTGTACGACTTGGTAGGTACTACCGTTTGGGTACGTTTGGCTCCTTGCGCAGCTGGTACGGTTACTCCAATTACCGGAGAGTCAAAACTGGACGGTACTGCCGTGCTTATTTCTTTCTCTAGCGCACAGCCAGACAAAGATAACGGTACCTTTACTTTCAACTTGCAAGGCTCTAATGCTTTGCTGAAATCAACTATCTAATGGAAAAGGGCTTAAAGTTTACGCTGGGAGCGGCGCTAATGTTTGAGGAATTGACAGGCAAACGAATGGCAGACCTGGGCGAAGGCTTGGGCTTGGCCGATACGGTGGCTCTTATTTACTCCCAACGCTATTGGGACAAAGCAGACCGCCCGACGTTTGACGAGTTTAAACTTGAAATTGGCGCTACCCAAATGCACGAGCTCCCGGCGTTACTCAACGCCCCTTTTTTCCCGACGGAGGTCCAGTAAAGTTACTGGGCCTCCTACTCGGGCGCGTAGGTCTAAATAAAGCCGATGCTTTAAGCCTTACAGGCGAACAAGTTGAGGCGGTACTAGAAGCCTACACAGAGGGCGAAAAGGACGAATGGAAGCGCACGCGATGGCTGGCTACCGTGGTAGCTAACTTTAGCGGAAACGCAAAGCGGTCGGGTCTAAAGCCTACCGACTTTTTCAGGTTTGACGACGAAAAATACAGCTCCGGTATCCGTGAGCTTTTTAAGATAGCAAAAGAAACAGATGGCGGATCAAATAATTAGCAGGCTTTTACTCGGGCTAGATACCCGGGAGTTTCGCAATGGTATCCGTAATCTAGACCGCGACCTACAGGGCTTTTCCAAGAACATACAAAACCTGGGCGGCTTTATTGGCGCAACCTTTGCTGTCGGAGTAATCCAGGACTTTACGATGGAAGCCGTAAAGCTCGGCGACCAGCTAGCAGCGGCAGAGCAAGGTTTCCAACGGTTTGGCAATGCCGCAGACCTGGAAAAGCTAAAAGCCTCCACCAAGGGTATGGTATCCGAGGTGAAGCTTTTGCAGCAAGCAATACAAGCCGGTAACTTCGGTATTCCAATCCAGGAGCTTGGCGACCTTTTTGCCTTTGCCCAGGCACGCGCCCGGGAAACTGGCCAGGAAGTAGACTTCCTTACGCAATCTATTGTAACCGGTATTGGCCGTAAGAGCCCGCTTATCCTGGATAACTTGGGCATATCCGCAATCCAATTAAAGGAAAGGCTGGGAGGCGTAAGCGCGGAAGCTGCGACTATTGGCGACGTAACCAAAGCAGTATCCGCAATCGCAAAGGAGGAACTGGCCAAGATGGGAACCAGCACGTTAAGCGCCACCGAAGAGGTTACCCAATTCGCTACTGAATGGGAGGACTTTAAGGCGGACTTTGGTAGAGCTATTGCTCCGGCCGTTGTAACCTCTTTGCGCTGGATTAAAAAGGAGCTTAAGGAAATCCGGGACTTTGCTATTGATGTTTACAACTTACCAGGTTTAGGCTTAAAAGGCCTGGCAGACCTTACTACCGGGTTGCTAGGTACTACCGGAGGCGCCACAATGAGCAAGGCGCCGAACTATGCCGAGCTCTATAAACAAGCTTTTCCGGAAAAGGAGGTAAAGCCTATTCAGGAAACTACCGCGGCAATCGCAGACCAGGGCAAGGCTATTAAAAGCACAGTCCAAGACCTAGAGCGTTACAATAATTCGGTACGTGAATTACTAGCCTTTAACGAAACCGCCCCCGACTATTTAGAGGAAGTAAACAGCGAACTTTTTGCTGGCTCGGACTATTGGTTTACCTACGGCGACCGTATGGCCGAAGCGCTGGATACTAGCGCCCTGGAAGAGTTTGCAAACACCTGGACGGATACGGTAGAGGAAACTATACCGGGTATTGTGGACGTGGTTACGCAGTACCAAAACCTTAACGGCATTATTAATACCGTTGCTGGCACTATTGGCAACGTATTACAGCAATCTTTTAGCGCAGCACTTACCAACGGAGAGGACTTTTTCAAAGTGCTTTTAGACGGTCTTAAAAAGATGGCTTTGCAACTGGCAGCAACCGCAGGCGCAGCCTTGGCCCTTTCCGTTATCCTTAAAAGTATGGGCATAGGTGCAGGCGTTGGCCTTGGCAATATCTTTAAAGTAGTGGGCGGGCAAATGGGTCTACCCGGCTTAACCGGCAGTACCTTTAATCCGTTGACCGGAAGTGTAGATGGAGGCCTTAACTTTACCGGACGCGTAAGCGGGCAAGACTTACTTTTGTCTACCGTAAGAAGCGGAACTAATTACCAACGCGGGGGTGGCTAAAACGCTAGTATTTTACGCAAAGACGGCCAGGTACGACTTTAAGATATTTGACCTAGGCACAACGTACCAGGGCTTTGACTTTACGCCGCCCTTGGAAATTGGCGTGGCGGACTGGTCCATTGACTACAGCCCACAGGATAACGTACTGCCAGGCATAGTACCGAGCAGCTGCTCCGCGTCTTTCTTTCCCATAGGCAACGCTCCAGACTATAGCGACTTCCGCACCATTTTCTTTACCTCAACCCCTGACTGGGTGCTAGAGGTACACGAAGGTATTAACGTGGTTTGGCGTGGCTTTATTACTCCCGACCTCGGCGAAATTGAGGTAACCAACGGCAAGCGCTTTGTAAAGATAACAGCTACCGACGGCTTTAAATTCCTAGACAAAAAGGCGGACTACTTTACTGTGCAGGAAGTACAGAACTTTACCAGCACCATAGGCAAGGTATTTACCTTTTGTGAGCTCATTAACCTATTTGAGGACGGCTTCTATATTAGTGAGCACTACCAGCCTACCAACACCATAGTAAGCTTTACCAACCAGGGCGGTTTGTTTGTTACCGGCACCTATCGCGATGGTTTGATATTTGCCAATAACGAACCAAAAAGCAGCCGCCAGGTTATACAGGATATTTGCACGGCTTTTAACTTACAGCTTTTCCAAGATAAGGGAAGCCTCATTTTTAGAAGCTGCCACATTAAAACGCCAGCCTGGTACAACAATTACGACAGCGCAGGGGCTTTTATAGTGCGTATAACGCCACCGGCATACACGCAGTCCGTGGTAGTTTACAGCGACGGCCTAGAGCTTTACAAGCCAGCTGCCGCCGAGGTTCGTATTACTGCGCCGTATACTGGTAGTGAATTTATTTGGAACGAAGGAGCTACCTTCCTACCTTACGATAACCTACAGATAGGAAACCCGGTAAGCGACGGCACAGCCGATATACGCGTACAGGCAGAACTTAAAGCACGGTACACCCTTCCAGGTAACTACCCCCCAACGAACCGTACTATTACGTTCAAGCTTACTTTTAAGTATAACGGTTTCTATTACAACGGTAGCACCTGGACCACCACGCCCAC